ACGTCATATTTGCCCAAGACAAAAGCCTGCTCGTTGTCAATAAAAAATTCCTGTCCAGGACCCAGGACCGAACCAAATAACTGGGCCGTGGAGCCGACTAGCACCCTGGGTCTGGATAACTCCGGCGTTTCGGCGACGACCCCTTTTGTGACCTCTGGCAACCCGGCCAAAAGGGCCTTGACCGCCTCTGACTTGTTCTTGACCGTTTGTGACACAAAGCCGCCCAATAGGGCTTTTCCACCGTCCAAGACAACCATTTTCGTCACGAAATCGGCCCCTTCGCGAAGGGTCTTTGAAATAATCACGTTGCCACGGAATATCACATCAAGGTCATCGCCGTAGCCAACGGCCAATTCCGCCGGGGTGTAGTCGCGGTCAAGCTCGCTCTTATAGGGCGGGTCCAGTAGGTTATACAGTGAAATGTCGAGCTGGTTGGCCTCGGATTTCATTGTTTTTTGCACGGAAAACACACAACTTATCGGGGGCTCGATGACCTTGGCCGTCGAACCCTGCCCGAAGATGAAGCGGTAATTCCTGCCAAATCTCACCCCTGAACCTCCGTTCCCCGGAGTAAGGCCGTCGTCTCCGGCGTGACAAAGTACAACTGGCAGCGGCCCGTTTTGAAATCATCCATCCGGTACGGGTCAATGCCCCCGGATTCCAGGCAAAAAAACGCAAAAGGCCAGTTGGCTTCCATCCCGATGGGCAATCCGGCGGCGATCCGGTGGCCCTGGATGGTTTTGTCGTTCCAGGCCAAATCAAAAAACCACGACTGCACCGCCGGGCGATAGGTCAGCTCCATGACGCAGTCACCGACCGGTGTTATCAGGGTATGCCGTTGCTTGGGGCTGTCTGTAATGTTGGTGACCCGGATCATCCTAACCCCCCATCAACGACCCAAGCAATGACCGGGCCTGTTTTTTGTTGTCCTCACTACTGGCACCCTGCACATCCTGTACCCCCTGATCTGTCCGTTTGGCCGTCTGTTTTTTGGCCGGTTTCGACGGGGCCTTATAAAATTCCTCGATGCCAACGACCTTTGTAACGGCCATCTTTACCTGTTTCAAGTCTATCTCAAAACGGATCACCTGTGACTTATTGTCACGGTTCAGGGAAAGGCTGGTGATTGCCATGTTGTCGATAACGCCATTGATCCCCTCGACAGATATTAGTTGGCGGCCGTTGTAAACCGACTGGATAAAGTCAAGAAATTGTTGGCGAATCGACTTTGATTGCAAGCCCTCCGTGGCCCGGAAGGCGTCTTTGGCCTGCTCGTGCTTCACGATCCGGTAGATCCCGTCGATTTTTGCCATCCGCATCAATTCGGCCTGGGTTTTATCCGCGTAAAAGTCGGCAATCTCGCCTATCAGGTCGTCGTCGGCTTCCTCAGTGACATCGACCGGCGGGGCGTCAACGAAAATGTCGGAGACGACACCCGAAATCGTGTAACGCAGTGGTTCCCGGATTATGTCGTCGCTGGCCACGGTCCCATCCTCCAACACTTTGTCGGGGACAGAGGCGGTCAGGGTGGTAGTGTCGGACACGTGGGCGTAGAGGTTGAAGCCCCCGATACCCAGGACCGTCTGTTCTCCTTCCTCTAGCGTTTGCTGCCTGCCGTCGTCTATCACGCCCCACCCCTCGCCGTCATCATTTGGGCCTGTTGGAGTTGATCCTGTAGCCCCCGTTGCACCGCCCGTCCGGCGGCCTCGGGCTGGTCGGTTTTGATCTCGATGGACACGTCTTGTTTGATCTCCGTCTGGCTGACCCGGGAAACCCCAGGGGCTTCGGAGACTGGCAGTACCCCGAAATCAGCAGGGGACACATCAGGCAATCCTTGGATGGTCTCGGGCGTAATCGACTTGTCACCGCCCAACAGATTGACTGCCCAGTCTGGTAACACTGCCCGGGCCGCATCCATTATCAGGTGACCCAGGCCCGAAAACATCGCCTTGATCCCGGCCCAGAGACCCTTGAATAATTCGCCAATATAAATCACTGCATTTTTCGCCATATCTTTCAGGGCGTCCCATGCCCCCTCGAAATTGCCGGTAAATAGGTTGATAATAACGTCAATAAATGACGTCCATATCCCGACGAGTGCATCGATGGCCTTCCTAAACGAGTCAGGTAATACCATTTTGAGAAAATTACCAACCGCCGTAAATACCACCTTGACGAACTTGCCCAGGCCAGAGAGCAGCGATTTGACGTAGCTGATGGCATTATCGAACGCCTTCTTGAAAAATTCCTTTGCAGCGGTGGTGTCACCCCGGAATAAGGCCATGACGCCCTGGAAAACATTGACAAAATACCCAAACACTGCACCGATGGCCCGGCCAATGTCAATTACCGCCGGAATAACCGCTTTAGCAAACTCGATTATCGGTGGCAACAGGGCCTTCCCGAAGGCCACGATTCCAGCGAATAAATCCTTGACGAACTGGACCGTGCCTTGAAGGATTGGCCGGATATCGATCCCGAACGAGTCAAATAGCTTAGCAATAACGGAATCGCCACCCTGGGCAGCGACTATCAAATCATCGATTATCAGGACAACCGCCGCAATTGCCGCAGCAGTCAGCAACATTGGGGCAGATGACACGGCCCAGGCCGCACCCAGGGCAACGATGATCGGCATCAGGCGCTTGATAGCCCCGACAGCAGATTCCATGACCGGGCCAATTTGCCGCAACCCCTTGTTTAACCAGGAATCGCTGTCCTGCAGTAGGGCCTTGAATTGCCCCTGTAAATCGTCCAGGATCGGAATCATCGAGATAGCCACCCGTTGGCCTAGCACCCCTACGCCGTGCCGCAGATTGTCGATGTTGGAGGACAGGGTGGCTGCCGTCTCGGCCTGGGCCTGACTGATAACGCCCCACTGTTCGGCGTCGGCCATCAGGCGTTCCAGCCCTTCGGCCCCGCCTTCCAACAGGTTGATCAATGATTTATCAATGCCCAGTTGGTAAGCCAGCCCAATCCGTTTCGACTGCTCCATCCCCTTCGTTTTTTCGGCAATATCCTTAAGAATATCGACGGTTGGCCGCATTTGGCCGTTGGAGTCTTGGATTGATAGCCCCAGGGCCTCGATGGCCAACTTGGCCCGACCTGCCCCGGTTGCGGCAAACTGGCCGAGTCGTTGGTTTAATCCTGCTATTGACGCATCAAGGGTCTCGACAGTTCCCCCGTCCTGTGTGGCCGCATACCGCAGTTTTTGTAGGGCCTCGACCCCCACCCCCTGCGCCCTGGCAAAGTTTCGCATTGCCTCGACGCCCGCTAATTGCTTTGATGCCCAGACTGCGGCCCCGGTGGTAGCCCCTGCTAGAGCAGTCGCCATCCGGGCTGATTGTTTGACTACCGTTTTTAGCCCGGCGTTGAATTCGGCCAGAGGCTCCAGTGACCCCTTGAACGAAAATTTTGTAACTACCTCATTGACTACGGCCATTTACCGCCTCTTATGCACCTTTTCGACGTAATGCGCCTCAATGTCCCTGGAAATCGACTCAAATTCCACCAAATCCAAGAAGTCGTCGGTGTCCAGGGCCTCTAGTTCTGCCAAAGAGCCGTAACCAGCCTTCACCAATGACAACAAGGTAATTTTTTCGTCGTCTAAATTGGTGAAGAGGATCAAATCTTCTCCCTGGGAACGCCTGGGGACACCGAGTCTGTAAGGTTTTCGGCTAAAAAAGGGTATGATATCGCCCCCATCGCCGCAGTGACGAACTTAAGATAATCCTGCGGGTAGTTGTCCCAGTGCGTTTCCAGTCGGGAAAGTAAAGCGCCATCAAACGTTGTCACGTCTGCGATGGTGACCATGACATCGTCGAATTTTTCCGAATCCATGAACCCGAAATCGCCATCGGAGAGCTGGTCTTTGATGTGTGTAAAATATGCAAAAACCTTCCGGCGTTGCTTATGCCGCATCCTGGTTAACCGGTACTCCCTGCCGTTGACCTCGATTAGGCCGGTCTCATAGATTTGTCGCAATAATTCAAGTTGATCCATTATGCCACCTTTATGCCACCTTCCGTTTGGCCTCTCGGACTCGGAATTTCCACTCGGAGACGTGTTCCGGCTCCATGTTGTTCAAAACGGGGCCGGGGGCCTCCGTGATGTGCATGGTGCGCAGCTCGACGGTCTCGATGACCGGGGCGTTGTCCCGAGTAAACAACGTCTTGATTGCCCCGTCAAAGACCAAGGCCGGGACAGCATTTCGCCAAAAGTTCAATAGTGCATCGTTTCCGGAATTTCGCTGAACCCGGATCGTCAAAATCGCCTCAAACGAATTGATGGGTTGGGAAATTGACGTTCCACCCCCGGCGGAATTGACGGCTACAGTGACCTCACCCTGCGGTTCCAAGGTCACAAAATCCCCCTCGGCGAACTCCGTAATTGGAAACCCGTTCAAGATCAATGTCGATGCGTCGGCTGGATAATTGATAACGGCCATTTTTGCCTCCTTACAGGTTGAAATTAATCACAACATCGGCCGAATGAATGGCCCCCTGGTTTTTTACAGCACATTGCAGGACAGGGGACTGTCTCGCCTGTCTGTCTGCCGTCGATTGGTCGGCCAGCGAACCGGCCTGCCAATAAAAACCGTACTCGCGGATGTTGTCAAAAAAGGTCTTGTAGTCCCCGAAATAATCGGGCTTGGACCATTCCCCAGGGCCAAACACCCCGGCCCGGACGAAGCGGCGCGTTGTTTTCTCGCCCTGATCAATCATGGTCAGGACGCCGGGCGTTGTCTGGGGAATTTTTGTTCCGGTCATTTTTAGCAGGTTGAACATATCGACCTGGACCGAATCGATGAAGGCAATCAGATTGTAGACATTGTCAACGAAATCATTAGCCGGGGAGGTCAGTACAACCGGGCTATTTTTGATAGTCGTGAAAAGGTCAAGGCCGACGATCTTGGCATGATCAATCTCGGTCTGGCTGTAATCCTCGGCAGGGACGGCCAGCTCTTTCAGGTGCATCGTCATCGCCGAGTTTTCGGCGTTGAAGTTGACCGTGTGAGCCCTGGCCATGTAGGACGCTGCAAGTTTTCGGTTGCCTGCCTTACTGTACAGGCACCGGAACGTATTTAGCCCCGACAGCGTGTTAGCCCAGACCGGGTTAGTCGATGTGTTCAACGCGAAATATTTGGACCCGGAAAAAACCTCGTAAATCAGGACCTGGTTCGCCTTGGACCAAGTAGCCAGGGCTCCGATGTCACTATCAACGATTTCATCGATGAACATCGCTCCTCGAATCTGCACCTGGGCGCAGATGGCAGTGATTCCGGCGAGTTTGGTTTCGGCGGACAGCGTCTCGGGGTCCGCTCCTCCAACGGTCGAGGCACCACCCCCGTTGGTCAGGCCAAGGATGGAGCCGATAAAGTCCCCCTCGGCCCCCTCGATGGCAAACCCAACGTCGCTGCCGTCACCGGTGGCCTGCGTTGTGATGACGACTCGGTTATTTTCCAGCCTGACACTGGCCTCATTCCCATCATCATCAAATTTCAGCTTGGCCAAACAGGCAGAAAAATCCTTGCAGCCGGTGAAGTCCAGGTTGATCAATGTGTAGGACTTGTTAACTATCGTGATGCCCATCGAGCCCTTGTCGATTCGCCGCAGTGCAGCAAGGGCGGCGTCAGGGTCAATCTCGGCCCCGGTCAGGACACCCGGAGTCGCTGCGACTGTTTCGCTGTCCCCCCTCCAATAACCAACCACCAAGGACCCCCCAAAATTAATAGCGTTGGGGCTGGTTGCAAAAACGGTGTTGGCGTAGGCGGTGACCTCCGAAGATGCCCCGAAATCCCCGGCGACCGCAGCGGCGGACTTGTAGGTCCGGTAGCGCTCGGCAGTGGACAAGACGCCCTGCTCTTTGGTGATGATTGCAACGACATTCATATTCGTTGCGGCGGCGGCCTTCCCCTCGGGTAGCAAGGCAACGTTGATTACATTAGTTATTTCAGCCATTTATAAACTCCTCAAAAATTCGAGTTGTGCGGTATCAATTCGCTTGGTGTCGATGGTCACGGAATCGGAATAAAAGGCCGACAATTCAACCTGGACCTGTTCGGTATGTTGCGCCCCGACAAGAGCTGCGACATTGGTTATTCGCTGGACGTGGCCGACCGTGACACCGTGTTCGAGTTGTAACTGCCGTGACCGTTCGGAATCGGCCAAAAGTTGGAACTTTACCGCCCTTCCCCAGGCATCGGCCCCAAAAAAATCAATCACAATCGGCAACCGGGAAAATCGGTCGAAGGTCGTTTTTTCGGCCTCACCGTCGAATATCTCACCCCTGGTTAGAGGCTCGGCAGGGGACAGAGCATCGACAGCGACTAGCTCGGTGTCGAAACTTTCACGCTCCCAGTCGATACGCCCGACCTTGATTTGGGCCTCCGGGATAGCCAGCAGGTCGCGGATAACCCGGGCAACTCTGACGATAGGGCTGCTCATGGTGCCTCCGTTTCCTGCAAGACTGCCTTTCCGGTGGCCTCGCAGACCGACTCAAAATAGCCGTATTGTGACCAATCTGCGACCTCGACCACCTTGTAA